ACAAGTATTATGACTTTTCAACTAAACTAAAATAGTTATGTTCGTAAATAAAGCAACAGATCAATCTAACTTAGACATGTCAGATGGTAGAGACTTAAACTATTATCTTGAAATGACGAAAGATTATAAACCAGATTTTACATTTAGTATCAAACAAATTGAAGGCTATAATGTTATAGATGACGGAGAGTTTCAATATGGTACTAAAGCTAAGATGGGCGACTTCATGATTAGTCAAGTAAAAGAAGACACTTTAGTTTATGTTGCACCAAGAACAGGCTACGCTCCATATTCACTAACTTATCTTGCAAAGAAGTATAACAAGAAACTTATCTTGTTTATGCCTGCATCTAAAGAAGCATCTGAACATCAACTACGTGTTATTGAAGAAGGCGCCACACCTATCTTCTTAAAGACTCCTGCTATGCCAACTATTAATGCATGGGCAAAAGACTTCAGTCAAAAGATTGGCGCAAAGTATTTGCCTTTCGGTCTTAAACACGAACAAGTAGTTGCAGGAGGTGTTAAGATATTTCATGAGTCATTTAAAGATCAAAATATTGAAACACTATGGAGTGTATTCTCTACAGGTGTATTATCTAGAACCTTACAAATTGCACTACCTAATACAAACTTTAATGCTGTAGCTGTTGCAAGAAACGTACAACCAGGTGAACTTGGTAGAGCTAAATTCTATGCTTACCATAAAGAGTTCTTAAAGGATTGTGATATTGATACTCCATTTGATTGTATCAAAACCTATGATGCAAAAGGTTGGGACTATATGAAAAGATATGGCAACTCTGGAGATTGGTTCTGGAATGTAGCCAGAAATATGCCCAAGCCTACAATTAAAGCACGTGACATCAACTCTCAAAGAGAGTGGGGTGATAAATCGGACATCACTAGATACTTAGGAGATTAGTTTTACCATTTATCAATTCTGTTTTATATTTATTCTATGAATATTCTAGAACAAGCAAACGAGATCATCTACAAGAGATCTGAGGAAAAGGCCCGTCAATATGGCCCAATGCAAGAAGGTATGCAGGAAGCTGCCAAGATTGCATCGTTATTAAGCCGTAAAGAGATTACAGCAGTCGACATGTATAATGCCATGATTGCACTCAAGTTGTCGAGACAGGCTTACAATCACAAAGAAGACAACCTATTAGATTGTGTAGCTTATATTGCTTCACTAAACGATTATCAAAATGCTCTACAAAATGAAAGTACAAAAGGTCAGAAACGTAAAAACACCAAATAGAGGAACATCAGTTTCAGCAGGAATAGACTTCTATGTGCCTGAAGATTTTGAAACAACTACATTAAATCCAGGCCAAGCAGTGTTAATCCCTTCAGGTATTAAAGCACAAGTCCCTAGAGGTTATGCTTTAATAGCATTCAACAAATCAGGCGTTGCAGTCAAACAAGGTTTATCTGTTGGTGCATGCGTAGTAGACGAAGATTATGAAGGCGAGATCCATCTTCATATGATCAACACATCAGACAAAGAACAAGTAGTTGCAACAGGCCAAAAGCTAGTACAATTTGTTTTAGTTCCTGTTTCCTACTTTGATGTAGAAGAAGTAGACGAGCTTCCTCAAAGAAACACAGAAAGAGGATCAGGAGGTTTTGGTTCAACAGGATTATAAAATGTTAACCGCGTAATATGAAAACAGCAATGCAAATATTGATTGATGAAATGACAAGTTACCTAGAGGTACACGAATCACCAGAAGCAAGAGAAGTACTAAGGATATTAAAAGCATCAGCTATAAGAAAATACAAGAAAGAAGAAAGGGAGCAGATAAGAAGAGCATATAATCAAGGTAGATTTGTAGAATCTCACAGTATTAAAGCAACAGAAGCAACAGAATATTATAACCAAACTTATAATTAAAACATTAAGTGAATAAATTAGACAAAGTATTTATAAACATAGCAAAGGAAACTTCTACTCTGTCGCACTGCGTTCGATCTAAAGTCGGCGCAGTTTTAGTTAAAGACGGTAACATTATTTCTTTTGGCTATAACGGCACTCCTTCTGGAATGGACAACTGTTGTGAAGAGAATGATACTACTCTACCTCATGTTATTCACGCAGAGTGTAATGCTATATTGAAAGCTGCCAAAACAGGTAATGCTGTAGATGGTTCCACTTTGTACTTAACACTTAGTCCATGTTTAGACTGCTCTAAACTTATTTTGCAATCAGGTATAAAAAGAGTTGTATATTTGAATGAATACCGTAACCCTGAAGGTATTAACTTTCTTAAACAATTTATCGAAGTAGAACAATATGATGTACAAGAATCCAACTGATGCTTTTGAATTACTACATCAAGATATCATGAATGAAGGTGTAGACTTCGCTGGTACTAAAGCTAAGTTCAATCAATCATTTACTATTCAAGATCCTCTTGACAAAGTCATTACTACTCCTCAACGTAAGTTCAATCAAGACTATGCTGAGTATGAATGGAACTGGTATCGTGAAGGTAATCGTGATGCTAAAGAGATCAGTGAGAGAGCTAAGATATGGAAACAAATGATGATACCAGGTACAACAGAAGTTAACTCTAACTATGGCTACTTCTGGAACTACAATCAACAGCTCAAGAAAGTTATCAACGAACTTAAACTCAACAAAGAGACTAGACGAGCTATTGTTGTTCATTATCTAGTTCAAGACGTAGATAGATACAAATATGACACTCCTTGTAATGATGTACTCAACTTCTATATCAAAGATGATAAACTACATCTTACAGTATTCGCTAGATCTATCGATCTTGTGTTTGGCTTCTGTAACGATCAATACACATTTGCTAAACTACTAGAGTTAGTATCAGAAAAGACAGGTTATGAAGCAGGTAGTATGCACTGGTTTATTACTAACCTACATGTGTATCCTAGACACTACGACATGTTTAAATAATATCTATGACATCACTAGATTGGCTCAAAAAAAAGACTCAAGACATATATGATCAACAAGGAACTGCATCTCGTAACTATATGATGTTCTTGATTGAACAAGCATATATATTACAAAAAGATGACATCATCAATGCTATCATGTATGCTTTAGATGAAGATGGTCATACTGGAGAGTGGAAAATAAAGTTTGCTAACGATTACTATAATAAACTAAATGAAGGTTATGATGTTTCCAACAAGACTAGAAAGGGATTTTCTGGAGAAGAAACTCTCTAAGCTACAAAAAAAGACTTACAATCAATTTGTTTGGTGGAGACGCTATCAACAAAGGCAGCCTCTCCATGATAGAAGAACACTTCATGACAAGATAGCTAATGGTGATTATGAACCCTCAGACTACTATTATCAAGCAGAACACGAGAACTATCTTCTTGAGGATGCAGTAGAAGGCTTTAAGACCTTTGAAGAGAAGTTGGACAAGATTAGTCTATTCAGAGCTAGATACAAAAAGCTTCATGAGGACTTCTTGAAAGAGGAAGCAGAGATCATGAAGAATATGAAGAAAGACTTTTGGAGAGAGTTCAGAATTAAAGGAGAAGAGCTAGATAAGATTATGGAAGGTTTTGACGGAACTATGATGGACCTTTATAATCACTGTGTACAATTACAAAATGAAAGAGTTGAGAGTAACAAGCAAGTGCCAAAACTACCAGTATTTTAGATTATATGCTATTAATGAAGAAGCCAAGAACCCTTTAGGGATTGTTGGTTTAAATCCGTCTATTATCAAGAACGGTAAGAATAGTACTGTATCTATTCTATCACAGATCGCTCTGAGAGAAGGATATGACAGCCTGATCATAACAAACTTATACGGATACATAACACCTAACCCAAAAGATCTCAAGACCATCGATGATCCAGTAGGCCCAGAGAATGATATGTGGATACAAGATATGAATAAGACCTGTGACAAGGTTTTGTGCATCTGGGGAAACAATGCTGATAAAGAAAGAGTGAACAAGATCCTCCCTACTATAAAGAAAAAGGCCTACACTATAGGACTAACTAAGTCAGGTCAACCTAGGCACGTACTACATACAAAAAAAGATGCTCCTTTAATCAAACTATAAAGATATTTTTTATTCTTTTCTTTATTTTTCGTATATTTGTTATAAATGAAGGTTATGCAGGTTCAAGCACAAGATTCCTTTTTCAAGAGTTTAAAGAGACTGAAGTGGCATAGACATCCTGTTTACAGGTTCTACAGCTTCTTCAGATACCAACTCCCTGGGTTCATTAAGAACGTTTGGAGTTTTCGTCGTGAGTTGTGGGCCCATCGTTGGTGGGACTATTCATTTACTCTTAGAATGTTAAAGAGGTCTCTTGAGATCCAAGAACAGGGCATGAGATTGAAAGGTATTGAAGTATCTGAAAGTCTGGATAAGAAGTTGAATAGAATGAAAAGAGCTATTGAGCTTCTTAACAATAAGATAGATAACAACAATCTATTCAGAATGGAGGAAGGATATGGTAAAGTCTACTTAGGAGAGATGGAATTTGAAGAGACAGAGAACGGTAAGTATGTTTTAGTAGATGAAGAGACCGAAGAGCAAAAACAGCACAATAGATTAGTTTTCAAGAAGGCTCACGAATTAGAGGCTAAAGAATGGAAAGAGTTGTGGCAGATCATTCAAGGAAAAAAATATAAAGAATATAAAGACTGGGACGGTTCAGACCTTCGCAGTTGGTGGGATTAAAAATAATCGTTATGGCAAGACTAGATAAACGTCAGATTGCGGTAGTTTTAATTGACAAAATGTTTGAATTCGCAGGTCACGATGTGAAGTTTAAAGATGTAGAAGGTAGAAAAGATCCGTGGTATTATGATTGGACAATGACAGAAGAGCAAAACAAAGAGTGGAGAGATTGGGGGACTAAGTTTATCAAAACCCAATTTAGGCTTAATGAAAAACAAGCGGCCGCTGAAATGGGACTGTTCGATCTTAATTACGGACTCAAAATAAAAAACACATGACTGGCTTCATCCTTCTACTACTTGCTATCGCAGGTTTCATCTACTGGCTCTATAAGGGCGGGTTTACTTACATTAAAACTATTCAATCTAAAAAGAACAAAAAAGATTCATTCAACTGGGATCGAGACATACACAAAGTAGCAGGTCGTGATTCTTGGGATGATCATTTACATGATTAAATAATATAGTATGAAAAAGTTACAAGACATTGTTTATTTCTTATTAGTTGTTGTTTTGATTGCAATAATTGCGTATCAAGGCCAAACTATACAAGACTATAAGAATGAAGCTTCTATGCTTCAAGGTGGAGACATTCAAAAAGCACAACTACAAGACTCTGTTAAAGAGTTGAGTATTACAGTTAAGAGATATGAACTAGCTCTAGACTTCTTAAGAGATAAAGATAGCGTAGCCGCATTCAAATTTGAGAATGAACTTTATACAATAGAATAGTTATGAATAAGCCAGACATTACATCAGGAGAACAATACGGACTTCTATTAAGTTATGAATTAGCTAAGATTGATACAGGACTTCCTTCAGGCCTATTAGACATTTGGTGCGATGAGGTTTACAACATGGCTATAGAAAGCTGGGACAACTACATCATAGGAAAGAAAGATCACTACGAATTAACAGTAGAAGAGATTGAAGAGTCTTACAAAAGATCTTCATTGAAGTTCACCGAAGAGCTTATTGAGGGTATGGTAGATAAAGAACTACTACAAGTATCTGTAGATGAAGAAGGAGAGTTTCTTTATTCTCTTACAGACAAAGGCAGAGATTACAAAAATAATTGGTTAGATTAATAAATTAACAGTTATGGCAAATAAATACTACGAATTAATTACTGAAACAGAATTAGAAATAGACGGTAAAGTACATCAAGTACAAAACTTTAACCTTAGTTTAAAAGACTTCTTAGAGACTTACTATGATAAGAAGCTTTACATTTATAGACCTTCTTTAGAGACTAATAGAATCATGGGGATCATTATTTAATTAACGAAACTTTATATATGATAAAGTCTAGTCTAGATTAACTAATCCTATTTATAATAAAAACATGAAACAACTATTTATCTTTTTAGCTTCTACATTTTTATATGTTGGAGCTTCAGCCCAAAACCTATGGAAAGCACCAGTACTTCCTGAGATTGAAGTAGAAGCAGTTGAACCAGAGACTATCTCTTCAGACACAACTATCTATAACCAGTTCAGAGACTACGTAGAGTTTCAACAGGCTCAAGAACAGAAAAGAGAATTACATAGACCAATACCTCACGCCCCTTTCATTAGACCAAAACAAATTATCAGAAAACATGATGAAGTAATTGTCATTTATGACAAAAAAGACTTTGAAAAGTTAGAACACTTCAGAAGAATGCAGATCATGAGAATGAGAGAATCTAGACCAAGATTCATGCCACCTCCTCCAAATTGGAAAAAATAACCTTCCCACTATAAAGAAAAAGAGCCTCTATATCAGAGGCTTTTTTTATTTTTGTACTATCAAAGTTAATACTAGAGAGATCAGAAGCTAGACCTGGAAATATTTATAAGAGAATGGACGTTTCGACGTATACACATAAATTTTTATATATTTGCAAGCAATTGCAAGAGAGTCCTTATACTCTATTTTCTAAACCTTTATTTTTTAACCAAAACAAAACACGTATGAAAAAAGCGATTCTATCGTTATTTTTTCTACTTGCTGCATTTGTAGGATTCGGTCAGATTACCACGTCCTCAATCTCAGGAGTAGTAAAAAATGATAAGAACGAAGTGTTGGTAGGTGCTTCAGTGAAAGCAGTCCACCTCCCAACCGGGACTGAGTACAAAACTCAGACGAACAAGTTAGGTGTGTATGTACTTCCAGCTGTTAGACCTGGCGGACCATACACTGTAAGTGCAACATTTGTTGGATTCAAACAAGATGAAGTTTCAGATGTTAATACCTCTTTAGGTATTACTTCGAACGTAGACTTCTTGTTGGTAGATCAAGCAAAAGCACTTAAAGAGGTAGTTGTAACTGGAGCAAAGAACAACATCTTCTCTAAAGAGAGGACGGGTGCTTCACAACAATTCTCTCGTAGAGATCTTCAGTCTATTCCAATTACTGGAGCTAGATCAATCAATGGTATTACTAAGTACAACCCATTCGGTGATGGTGCATCATTCGGTGCGCAAGATTCACGTTTGAACAACTTTACTATTGATGGTTCACAATTTAACAACGGATTTGGTTTGGGTTCATCTGCTCAAGCAGGTGGTCGTACAGGTTCAACTGCTATTTCATTGGATGCGATCGACCAACTTCAGGTGAACGTAGCTCCATTTGATATTCGTCAATCTGGATTCGTAGGTGCAGGTATTAATGCAGTTACTCGCTCAGGTACTAACAAAGTTGAAGGATCTTATTATCGTACAAACAGAGACAACTCCTCTACATTTGTAGGTAACAAAGCTTATGGCGTACCAGTTACTGCTTCTAAATTTGAAGAGCTTGTACAAGGCTTTCGTTTAGGTGCTCCAATCATCAAGAACAAATTGTTCT